CTGAGGAACAAGCCAAGGAACGACTGCGAAAAGGTGAGATCGACTCCATCGAAAAGACGGAGGGAACCTCTAAGGCAGTCATCATCGCAGGCTGGGATGATGCTAAATGGCTCACTGAAGACGCCAAGAAGCGTATGTTGGACGCCACTCCTCCCCATTTAAAGGAATCTCGTTCTAAGGGTCTACCTTCTATGGGCTCAGGTACGATCTACACCATCCCGCTTGAAGAAATCCTCGTCAAAGACTTCGATATTCCGAAGCACTGGAAGAAAATTGCCGGTAAGGATGTGGGCTGGAACAACACCGCCGCTATCTGGCTGGCTGAAAATCCCGACACCAAGGAAGTTTTTGCCTACTCTGAGTACAAACGAGGACAAGCTGAGCCTCTCGTGCACGCGGCGGCCATCAAAAGCCGTGGAGATTGGATTCCCATTGCGATCGACCCCGCATCAAGAGGCCGCTCTCAGGTAGACGGTAAGCAGTTGTTCAACCTTTACCGTGATTTGGGGGTGAAGTTGTTCCCTGCTGACAATGCTGTCGAGGCCGGTATTTACACGGTGCAGGAGATGCTTGCTACTGGCCGCCTGAAGTTCTTCCGTAGCCTATCGGAGCTGTCAAAGGAGTACGTTGTTTACCGCCGTGACCAGAAAGGTAGGGTTATTAAAGAGAATGACCACTGTTTGACCGGGGATACTCTCGTTCAGACCGACGTAGGTGACAAGAAGATCGTTGATTTGGTAGGTACTGAAGGGAATGTGCGCACTTTGAGCGGAAAGTTTGTCCCTTACAAGAACTGTCGTTTGACAAAGAAGGATGCAGAGCTTGTCGAGGTGGTTTTTGAGGGTGGTTACGTGCTTCGTTGCACCCCTGACCACAAACTGTTGACGGAATCTGGGTGGATTGAGGCTATTGACAGCCTCGGTTACTATGTATATAATGTTGGCTCCAACCCCAAAAAGGAGCAAGCATGTCTGTCAAGCCTGTCGTCAACCGACTCTCAGGAACCAAGCAAGAGTTTCTCGGGAAGCGGTATTATCTCTGCGGAAATTACTTCCAACGTGACGGTGAGCGACTTCACCGCACAGTCTGGTCGTACTTCAATGGAGAAATCCCGCAAGGTTACCACGTCCACCACATCGACCACGACAAAACCAACAACTCTCCAGAAAATCTTGAGTTGGTTTACGGCCCTGAGCACATGTCTCACCACCAAGCCGGGCACGGTCGTCCCTTTCCTAAAGAGGCGCACGATGCCGCAGCAGAGTGGCACGGATCAAAAGAAGGTCGGCAGTGGCACCTTGCACACTACGAGCGACACAAGCATCTGCTCCACGCAAGGGTCGAGCGACAGTGCACTTACTGCAGAAAGTCTCACGAAACAGGTAGGAAGCATCACGAAACATCGTTCTGCTCAAACAACTGCAAGTCTGCCTACCGACGAGCAACCGGAGCAGATAACGTTGAGCGTGTGTGCTCAAACTGCTCCACGACTTTCACCACTAACAAATACTCAAAGCAGCATTGTTGCTCGCGATCGTGTGGCGCTGAGTCTGCGCGTCGTAAACGTGCGGAGGCTAAACTACAAGGCTGATGTATTCTGCCTTGAAGTTCCTGACTTTGAGTGCTTTGTTATCGGCAACGGGGCAGTCGTTCATAACTGCCTCGACGCCTTGAGGTACGCCGTTATGGGTCTTAAACACGCCAAACAACCCCCAATTTCCCGCCAAGGAGGGCAATCATTAAATGGATCAGGCCGCAGGTACGATATCTAGGGAAGCCCCCGTAGATGCAGTCATCGTTGCCGAGATCGAACTTAGCCCCGAAGAGATGATGCGGATTCAAGAGGAAGCGGAAGCCATCGATAACCAGCGCCGTCAGCTACTTGACGGGTTGGCTCACTCTATTGAAGAGAAATGGCGACTCGCCTCCTCCGACCGTAACACGAAAGAAGAAGAGTGGCGACGAGGAACACGCCTACTCCTAGGGAACAAGAGTTCGAGTCGCGGTAATACTATCGACTCACACACGCAAGGGGTTAACCGGGTTCGACCGGATCACAACCTCGTGTCAGAAAAGTGCAAGATTGCCGAGGCTCAGATTTGGTCTCAGCAATTCTCCGGGGGAGACAAGAACTGGGACATCAAGCCCAGTCCCCGACCTGACGTAGACCCCGCTCTCGCGGCGAATGCTTCCCGAGCCCTTGAGCAAGAAATCTACGATCAACTGAGTGCTACCAAGTACGGACCCAAAGCCCGTCAAGCGATCTCCGACATGGTTCGCCTTGGCACGGGTATCCTCAAAGGCCCGGTCCCCAGCCTCAAGCCCAAGCGTGTGTATCAATCCACGCAAGCGCCTGATGGTGCTCTCGTAGCGATCCCCGTGTACGAGACGATTCCCGCTCCCGAAGTCTACCGTGTTGATCCGTGGATGTTCTATCCGGATACGACGGTCAACGACATTTGTGATGCAGAGTGGGCTATCGAAATCCACCCGATGTCCAAGACTCAGTTCGCTAAGCTGGCTACGTCCGAAGGATTCTTCGACGAAGCTATCCGCGATCTGTTGAAGAACGGACCGGATGAGTACAACGCTGAGTTCTTCTCGGACGTACGCGCTCAAACCGACTCGGGTGAGAACTACCTCAAGCACAAGTACGTCGTCATCGAGTACAACGGACCTATCTCGGTTGAGCAAGCTAACGCGCTTGGCCTGCAACCCACCTACGACAGCCTTGGTAACTCTTACATGGGCGAGGTGTGGGTGTGTAACGGTCGGGTTATCCGAGCCTCTCTAGAGGCCATTGAAGGGGCTTACGAGCTGCCTTACATGGCGTGTGTGTGGGAGAAAGACCCCAACAGTCCGTTCGGTTTCGGTCTTCCCATTGAGATGGAAGATAGTCAGCGTATCCACACGTCTACTCTACACATGATACTTGACAATGCAAGTATCTCGTCGGGTCCGATCATCATCGTCAACAAGGATTACGTTGAGCCGCAAGGCGGTGATTGGACTCTTCGTCCGCACATGATCCTTAATGTGACGGATTCGACCTTGCAAGATGTCTCGCAAGTGTTCAAGGAGTTTGTCCCGGCTAACGTCACTCCTTCTCTGATGCCTCTTCTCCAACTTGCTCAGCAATGGGCACAAGAGGAGTCGGGTATCAACCTGATTGCAGGTGGGATGGGCGGTGCTCAGGTGGGGGGTGACTCAGCCACGGGAATGGCGATTCTCCAGCAAGCGGCCACAATTGTGACCGATATGAAGGCTGAAAGCTGGGATGATTACATCACCCAGAAGTTGATTGATCGCATGTACCATTGGAACATTCAGTACAACCTACGGCCAGAGTTCGCTAACTTCGACTTCGAAGTGGATGTTCGTAGTTCTACGGAGCTGCGAAACAAGCAAATCCAGCTTGCCAACATTGAGAAGTTGTCGGTCGAAGCAGCCCAGAACCCGGAGTTGGCTGACCACGTTGACCAAAGTAGCATGACCCGTGCTCGCCTCACGATGATGCGTCTACCTGAGATGGGTATTATTCGTACCCCTGAGCAAGTGGAGCAGATTCGTCAAGAGCGTGCTCAGCAACCTCAGCCTCCCGATCCAAACATGGTTAAGCTTCAAGTGGAGCAAAGCCGTGTGGAGATGGAGCGAGAGCGTTTGGCCTTTGAGCGAGAGAAGTTCCAGTTTGAGTCTACCAAGCAACTCCAGCAGCTTCGCTTGGAGGAGATGGTCCAGCTTGAGCAGATTGAGGCTCGTAAGTTCGATGCCCAGAGCCGAGTGCTTCAAGTTCAGACTGAGCGTGAGATTGCCATGCTTCAGCTTGCAGCTCGTAGCGAAGCTGACCGAGCCAAGGTCATTGCCCAGCTTGAGAAGCAGAATATGGTTGATGAGACCAATCGGTTTCTTGCTGGTATTCAAGCGGCTGAAGGTGCGTCGGAACGAGCACTCATGCGCGAGGAAATGCAACTCAAGGCTAAAACAGGATCGGGTGTCTAATGGCAAAAGAAGTAGACGGGTTCTTTGTAGACCCCGACAGCGGAACCTTCCGGTGGATTAAGAAACTACTAGAGGATCATGAGCAACACGTTACCAAAGCCATCTTTCGAGAAGGCGATCAGTCCGAAACCGATAAGTTGAGAGGTCGGTGGGACGAAATCAGTAAACTCAAGGTTGCCCTTGAGAAAGCGTACTAGCCCCCTCTCAACCGTCCCCAGCCGCCCATTCGGGCCGCTAATCAAAGAGGATCACAAGAAACATGAGCGACACTATTGACAACCAGACTGAACAACAGTACAATCAGCCCCAACCTGACAATAGCGGTGATCTAGAAAGACGCTACACCGAACTCCAAGAAAAGTACATCGGAGCGTTGTCTTCGGGTAATCAAGAAGAGATCGAGAAAGCGGAACGCGAAGTCAAGATTTTTCTAGGGGATGCAAAGCCCGACAGTGAAGAAGCACCGAGCGCGACTGGTAGGCCGGAGACACCTCCCGCCGATAACACCATTCAGCCTCCGGATGCCGAAGCTAAGACCGAAGTCATCAGTAAAGAGGGGACAGATGAGAGTCCGGGTGCCAAGGATGGCGCCAATTCCCCGAGTGGATCGACCGAGGACTGGCTCAACTCCCTTACGCCAGATGTTCGTAAGCTTGTCGAAGAGCGACTCGAACAAGAACGTAAAGCCCGTGAATACCACGAGCAACGTTATCGCTCCGTTGTGGGGCGAGAACCTACGTTCCAAAAGAAATACGCGGAAGAAAAGAAACTCCGCGAAGAACTTGAACAAAAGCTCCGCGATGGAGCGGTTAGCCAGCCGTCGAACCCGACCGCTACTCCAGCTAACACGCAGACCGCGACAGCCAAGAAGATTCAAGAACTCAACGAGAAGATCGCAAAGCTTCGTGGTCCTGACCCAGAGCTAGCCGATCTACTCGAAACTACGCGAGACGCGCTCCTCGAAACCCAGCAGCTGATGGCTAGCTCGGTTCCGAAGGTTGATATGTCTGCCGTGGAAGAACTGAAGGTTAAGTTGGCAGAGCAAGAGGAGGCTCGTCTCGTTGAACAGAGCCGCTTCGAGCTTGAGCGTCAGATGCCCGGAGCCCTTGACTTCATCGACTACGTTGATCCGAAGACTAAGTGGAGTCCTTGGCAGCAGTTCCTTCAGGAAATGCCAGAGCATCTTCAGCGGTGGTATCAGGCTGACCCTTTCAGCCCGTCTGTCCACAAAGAGCTTCTGAAGAACTACTACCCTGAATGGGCAAGCCAGTACAACGCAGCCCACGGTTACGTCCAGCAGCAACAGCCCACTCAGCAGCCATCCCAGCCCGAGGTTGATCCTCGTGCGGCTCAAGTCCAGCAGGCCCGGCAGGCGCGCTTGACTACGAGTGCTGCTCAGCCTGCTAGGAGCGCGCCTCCCCCGCAACAAAAACTAAGCCTCGAAGAGCGTCGAAAGAATCCGCCGCCTTACGGCAGTCCCGAGTACGAAGCCCTCGTTGCCGAGGTAATCAAAGCAACCCAAGAGGGTAAACTGTAATTCAATCTATCAAGGAGGATAGAAAACAATGACCATTAATCAGGGTTTCCTGACTCTCAATAGCGCCAGCATTCAGCAGCGCGTTGATCTGTACGCTGTGCCCAAGGCTCTTGCCCACGCCCAGCCCCAAGTCATGCTGGACAAGTTCGCCCAGAAGACCCCGCTGCCCCGTAACAAGGGCGAAAACATTGTCTGGAAGCGCTATGTGCCGCTGGATGTTGACACCAACACCCTTGTGGAAGGTGTTACCCCCGCAGCCGATAATTTCCAGATGGAAACTGTGTCGGACAAGATTGACCAGTACGGCTCGTATATTCCTGTCACTGACAAGATGTATGACCTTCACTCGGATGTTGGTCTGAGTGACATCGGTACTCTGCTGGGCGAGAAGATTAAGACCCAGAAGGAACTGGTCGCTTGGCAGACCTTGACCGGCGGTACTCAGGTTATCTATGCCGGCTCGGCCACGACTCGTGGAACGGTTGAAGACGTTCTTCAGCTTGCCCAGGTCCGAAAGGCCACTAACCTTCTGGCCAACAACCACGGCAAGTTCCTGACCAAGATGATCTCTGGCAGCCAGAATCAGGCCAGCGAGCCGGTTCCCGAGGCTTACGTGGCTGTCGGTCATCGTGACCTCGACGCTGATCTCCGTGATCTGGACAAGTTCATTGAGTACCAGCGCTACGGTAATCCGGGTGCTCGCCTGAACCAGTATGAGATTGGTCAGTGCGAGGGTATCCGCTTCTGTCTCACCCCGCACCTTGAGCCGTTCTGGGGCACTGGTAGCTCCACCACCACGGGCGTTCGTTCGCGCGATGGTGCTGCGGTTGACGTGTATCCGATTGTCGTGATGGCTGAGGATTTCTGGGGCACGACTACGCTTGCCGGTGCTAACGATATGAAGATCACTGTGGTTCCGCCCGGCACCGCTGATAAGACCGACCCGATGGGTCAGCGCGGTTTTGCGTCGTACATCTACTACTACTGCGCAACCCGACTCAACGAGCGTTGGGGTGTCCGTATCGAAACTGCGGCATCTGAGTAATCAAAGGAGGACACACTAAATGGCAATCTATACCTCTGAGCTGATGGCGAATGGCGGCCTGCCTATCTCCGGCTCGCAAGAAGGCGCTATTGTTGCGCAGACCGCTAAGATCACTATTCCCGCAGGTGTTGCTGCGGCTAACACGGACGTTTTCCGATTCCTGCGTGTTGACCCGAGCCGTGCTCGGATTCTGCGCGTTCGTTTCGAGAACGATCAGCTGGACTCCTCGACGGGTGTGACTGCTACGGCTGGTGTGACCGCCATCCGCGCAGTGCGTAATCCGCGTAAGGCGTTCAATGCCTCGACTAACCCGTACCTCTCGACCTCCATTTCGGCTGATCGTTCGGAGTCGTTTGTGACTGGTACTGCGATGCAGACCAATCTGCGTGCTGCTGGTCGTACCATCACCAACACGGTTCCGACCGGCGCTAAGCTCGCGGAGCTGGACGGTATTTTCGATCTGGCGCTGACGCTGACCGCTAACCCGACGACTGCTGTGACCACCGCTCGTGAGTTCATTGTCACGATTGAGTACACCGCTCCTAGCGAGGCCCTTGGTCAGTTCTCGGGTCAGAACGTCTATGACTATCTTGATGATAGTTCTGGCGCGTAAGTAGGGAAGACCTCGCCACAAGGACTAGTGGCTAACATAAGATGAGGGGAGGGGGAGGCTAAACACCTTCCCTTCCCCTTTTCTTTTTCAAACCTCAAAATGGGCCAACAACAATGGCCTCGTTTCCATTAAGGAGATCACACACATGAGTAACACCAACGACCTGACCAATATTAGCAAGATGGGTCTTGCTGAGCTGAAGCGTACTGCTAAGTCGCTGAATATCCCCGGCAATAAAGATTGGGATGAGGATCAGTGGAGGAAGGCCATCAACAACCGCCGCCGCAACAAGAGCGTGGCTCGCGTAGTTGATGACATGGCCTCTGCTATCCCTGAAGGGTTTGCCCGTATTGAAGTTCAGAGCACCAACGAAGAGGAAAAGGAAACTCCTATTCAGTGCTCTGTTAATGATTTTGTAACTATGATCCCCAAGGGTATCGTGGTTGATGTCCCTATTGAGATTGTCTCGGAGAGCCTTGAAAACTCCACGGACTACATCACCCGTACCAAAATCGACAAGGAAGGGCACGAGGTCAAGACCCGCATCCAAGTGCAGGCATACCCTTTCCGAGAGTATGGCCGTAATGCTGGTAAGTCTGTCATCAAACCAAGCACCCCCCGCGAAACTCAGTCGGTTCGTGAGAAGTTCCGAGAGATTTTTGGTAAGTGGCCTCGCCGAGAAGAGCAGAAGGAGTTTGAAGTCGCTCTGCGTCGTAAGAAGTTTGAGTCGATGATGACGGATAGCAACGTCTCGGTAGAGACTTCTGCTATTCTTGAGTCAAAGACCAAGAACAAATAACCAATACTAGGAGGATAACGAGAGGCGATGGCAACCTTTATCGAACTTGTCAACAAAACAATTAGAGCGGCTGGTGTGGAGTTGGACGAGTTGCTTGTGGGTGACTTCGCCTCTCCCTCCGACCCGCTTCAAGCTAAGTTTAAGGAGTGGGTAGCCGATGCTTGGTTTGAGGAACAACTGTCCCGAAAGGACTGGGAGTTCACTCAAAAGCTAGGCCAGACTGACATCAACCCGCGTGTGTTGATTGTCGATGGAGATCACCCCCACACCACTATCGTGGGGGCTACTTTCGAGGGAGACACTTCTGGATTTGAGTTGACTGTCAAAGCAGTTGACATTCTTTCCGGTAGTTTCAACGCTGGTAACGCTCAGGCCATTCTTGACCTTGAGCCCCTCACCTCTAACAACTTCATCCCCGGTGAACTGTTCGATGAAGTTGACCCCGACCCCTTGAATGTGAATGTGTTCAAGGTGCGATGGGAAGCGTATTACGACTTGGTCACGGATACGACAGGCAGCTACGAAGTCAGCAAGTCTTCGTTCTACATCGTTGACCCTGAGACTGGAGCGGATCGTAACCGTCTCAAGTGGATTTCGTTCGAGGAATACCAGAACATAGCAAACCAAGGCACGGGGTACTTCGGAACTCCGACGTACATTGCCGAGACACCTGACGGTCACTATACGTTCTTCCCTCGCCCCAACAAGCGTTACCGCTTGACCTTTACGTACACAACTATCCCCCAGACGCTTGTAGACGATGACGATGAACCGGCATGTCCGGTGGAATATCACGACGTTATCGTGTATCGAGCCTTGATGAACTACGCAGACTACGACGAGAAACCTCAAGTGTTCGCTCGTGCCGAGCGTAGGTACAACTTGTACAAGAACCGTCTTAACGTCAACAAACTACCTGAACTGAAGTGGGGTGCTAACCGATATGAGGAGTGTCAATTCTAAAGTGAACCCTCCGGTAGAACTGGAGAATGATGGGATCACTCTTAACTCCGGTCTTGATCTGGTGTCCTCCAACTTGATGGTGGACAAGGGTGCCCTTCGGGATTGTGAGAACTTTGAGGTTGTGGATCGACTCGGCTATCAGACGGTAGCCGGGTTTGATCGGTTTGATGGATCACTCTCCCCGGATCAGGTTGAGTTTTGGACGTTCCCCGTGGAGACGGGTGACGGTGTTCCTAGCGTTGGGTCGGTGTTCCAAGCAGCCACGGGTAGCCCCAACTACGGTGTTACCGTCGCGACGTTCACCGACGAAGACGAGGTTGATTGGGTTATCTACGCACGGTTCGATGCTGACTCGGTTGTTCCGGCTGGCACCATCTTGCGTGAGATCGCAGAAGGACTGGTGCTGCCGTTTACTGCTGCGGCTACTGCTGTCAGGTATACGGAATCTCCGATTGTCCCAACGGGAGACAACGCCGAAGACATCTACGCAGACTTCCAGACTTGGAACGCTATTCTTCGTAGCCGTGTGGATGCCCTACCTTCCCAGCCCATCGGTGCTCACTGGTATCGTGATCGACTGTATGTGGTGGCTGACGAGCTACGGCTCGGGTTTGAGAACGCGGGTGGTGTAATCGCTGGCACCCCGTCTGTCACAGTTCGTATCGAACCCAATATGATCCTCCGTAACCAAGATAATACGTTTTGTTGCCGAGTTTTGAAAGTTACTGTTACCAGTCCTGACCCTGTAACCAATTCGGACTGGGCAGCGGGTACTGTGGATGGTGTGTTTCTTGTTGAGCCCCTTCCGTTCTACAACGGCCTTACTCTGGTCTTCAACGGCACCCCTCCGACCAGCGGATTGTTTGACGTGTTAAAGGAAGTCCCTGATGCGTTCAACTGGAACTCAGGCTCCAACGAGTATTTCACCTCGTTGTTCACTGCACGAGCATTGACTGCAAGTGATCCGGTCCCTGACTACGCCGGTTTGTGGCGTTCCAAGAGCGAGCCGACCGCTGGTTGGGAATACATCGAGTCTGGTTGGAAGGTCAACTACGAGGACGGCACTGACCAGTTCGGAGAACTGACCCGCATCACCCGAGCCATTGATAACAACTTCTCGTATGCGTCAGACTCATCTGACACCACGGGATTGAATGGTCAAGCAGTCAGCTTCTTCAACGGGTTCTCCGTACCCGGCGAGGTGTCAACTGTCCGCCCTTCGGGCCTACGTGCCCGCCCCGGTTGGCGAGACACCAACGACCTGACTGTATTTGCAACCACCACAGAAGCCCTTGAGACAGCCGATACGCGCTTCCTACAGGCTGACCTTGGCTGGGGTATCTTCGGTAGGTCAACGGCCAACCCTGACGCTGGCGGGGACGTTCCTCGCTTTATACTCGGCACCCTTGTGGGTGGCTACGAGGATGTGTCGTTTGACGCTGCTGCGGGCATCTCTTGGGGGACCAACACCGCCCCTGCCCGATTCCTCAACGCAGGTAACTCGGATGCGATGAGCTACCTCACCTTCGTTAATCTTGGTGAGATTCTCGGTACTCTTCCTCAGAAGATCAACATCACGGGTATCGCTGTCGAAATTGACTACGACGTTCTTCACCAGTACCAGCAAGAGCGTCCCAACGCTGAAAGCGTAAACTTTGTCCCCAACGCTGTGTCGGACAAGTTCTCGTTCCAAGCTGCGCTTGGTAAGATCAGCCCCGAGACGGGCAACTTCGAGCTGCTTGGGTCGAAAGAGACTACAACGGTTACGCTGCCTACAACGCAAGCCGCCTACTCGGATGTAGATACATACACCCCCGGTACTAATCTGACTACCGGCCAAGCTGTTTACGAAGATACTGGACGTAATGCAGTAGTGGGTGGCTCTACCTCTACTTTCGGCAATACTCGCCTCGACCTCGACGATCTCAACAGTGGTAACTTCGGTATCGTTGTGTGGGGTGGTGCAGTTGACTCGGTGTTCCTTACCGATAACACCGCATCTTGGGCACAGGTGGGTAGTGACGTTCCCAACGCGGGCGGCTGGATTCGATTCAAGATCAACCGTCTCCGAATCAAGCTGTACTACACCCAGCCTGCTGCTCGCTACTACATCACTGACGACTTCGGAGCTACTACCCCGAACGTGTGTTCGGCTGACTTGGTTGCCTATTCGGTTCTGAGCGGACAACTTGAGAACAAGAACGCTACCGGAGAGATGCAGTTTGTCAACATCCAACCCGTCACCGGGTTCGGATTCAAGACGTGTATCTACCAAGGCGACACCATCCATCAGCTTGACATCGTAGCAGATACTTTGTCTGCCGCTAACCAAGTTGCTACGGTAAGCGGAGCCACGGCGGGTGACGTTGGGATGGGGCTAAACGGCTTCCCTGCGCTCAAGGACATCGTTGCCGAGGGCTCTCGCTACCAGTTCATTACAGCCAACTTCTTCGCAAGAGAAGATTGGGATGGGTTCTACGGTGTAAGTGGTGCGGGTAAAGCCTTCTCATTCGCCGCATTTGATGCGGACAATGATGGTGACGAGGAACAGTACGTCCAGTTCATCACGACCAACACCATCGTCTCCGACGAGGATAAACCACGCCACGTAGAGTTCCACCAGTACCACCTAGCCCTCGGCTACAAGGACGGCACTGTGCGCTTCTCTGTGCCCGGTGAACCCGAAAACTTTGACGGTATAGCGGGTGCTGCTGAGGTGGGCGTAGGTGACCGCGTAACCGGCTTGCTGGCGATGCGTGGCAAAGCCCTCGGTGTGTTCTGTGAGAACTCGATCTATACCATTCTCGGAGATAGTGCCGATACGTTCAACGTAGAGACGCTGGCACCCAAGACCGGAGCGATTGAGTACACGGTTGTGGACATGGGTATTCCGTTGTACTGTGATAACCGTGGTATCTCAACCCTTGAACAAAGCCAGAAGTACGGCAACTTCGTGGGTATTCGTATCAGCCAGAAAGTGAGCCCTTGGATTCTTCCTCGGATGACTCGTTCGGATAACCTGTTCTCGTTGAACCAAGGTGCGGGGGTTGTGTGTGCTGTTCCCGTACGAGCCAAGAACCAATACCGAATCTTCTTCCGAGACGGTAAAGTGTTGCTCTTGACTATGAACGGTGATGGCAGCTTGGCATTCACCTACGCCTTGTACTACCTCAACGAAGACAAGGACGAGTTCCTTGTGCCGATTGCTCACTCCTCGCAAGTAGATGGTAACGGCCAAGAGCGAATCCACATGGCCCACTACAGCCCTCGCTCCGCGATCTCAGCATCGGACTCAAGGTACGTCTACGAGTTTGAGAAGGGATACGGATTCGACGGTGATTGGTTCGATGCGTTCTTCGATACGGCGTTCTTCTACAAAGACCCGTTCCGAGATACGACTGTACGAAAAGTTCGGGCAGATGGCTTGACGAAAGGTTATGGACCGTATACTATTACGGTCGGTGCTGACTACGACGAAGACTCGTACTCAGCCACTGATGTCAACATCTCCCTTCCGCGTAATCCAGCGGCTACGGTGAGTGACGACTTGAAGCCATCTACCACGATGGCAAATGTCGCCAAGGATGGCCGGTGCCTTTCGTTCCGTATCAAGCGGGATGAAACCAAGAAGACGCTTGTACCCCCGACGGTGTACCAAGTTCTACTTGTCCAGTACCAGAATGGAGGTAAGCGGGACGCTTAACGGCTCCCGCTTCACCCCTTAATAACACACAAGGAGATGTGACCAAATGGTTGAGTTGGTGTCAAATACCAATACAAACACGAACTCCCAGTGGGGTACAACAGGTACTCTTGGGAGTCGAGGACTTTATCAACAGGTCGTTCCACCGCGTAACTCTCAAGCCCAAGGCATCTACGGCACAGACAACCGAGCGTACACCCGCAACGTAACGGGTAACGAGCTTGTCCAGAACCAGATGCAAGGCTTGATGAACCGTGGTGGGGCTTACATGCAAAACGCCGCTAGGCGTGGACTGGAAACGGCTAATCGCCGTGGTCTTCTCAACAGTTCGATTGCAGCAGGTAGTGCCGAGCGTAGCTCGCTTGAAGCGGCTATGCCAATTGCCCAAGCAGATGCCCAGACCTACGGACGCACCCAGTCCGAGAACATGGGGGCCTTGAACCAAGGTTTGATGCAAGAGCGCGACATCATGAACCAGCAGACTATGGAAGGTCTGCGACAAGCTGGTGCAGGTATCAACGCAGGTATTCAAGCTCAGCTTGCTCGTGAGCAAATGGCTCTTGATCTCCAGCGTCAACGTGAGAACCTTGCGTTCTCGGGTGAACAGCAAGGTCTTGATCGGTTCCAGCAGCAACAGCTTGCTCAGTTCGGATTGGGTGCTGATCTTACCCGAGGCCAACAACAGTTCGGATTCCAACGTAGTCTTGCGGAGCAAGGCTTTGGGTTTGATGCTGCTCGCATGGGTCTTCAGGACTATTACAACTCTCAGCAAGGTCAACGAGATGTCTTGAACCAACTCACTATGGCGGAGTATGGTATGGGTCTTCAGGCAATGGGTAACTTTTACAATCGAATGGGCGATGAGTTTTGGGACAACCCCGGCACTATGAATGACCCCTACGTCCAGCAGGCTATCATGAACTTCGGTCAAAGTTTCCGTCCCAATTTCATGAGCTTGTTTAACTCTATTTACGGCGGAGGTTAAGACATGGCTTGGACTGCTATTATTACAGCGGCTATGAGCGCCTATTCAGCTCGACGGGCATCTAGAGGGGCTAAAGAAGAGAGCCAATTTAACGCAATGATGGACAAAGAATCTGTCCCTCTTGCCGGTTACGAGACGAGGCGAACGGCGGAGTTTGAAAATGCCCTAGCGGAACGCTCTCTTCAACGAGAGCGAGAACGACGGGCTAGTGCTTTCCGAGGTCTCGCTCGTCAACAAGGTCTTGTCCCACAAAACTATCAGTTCCAAAACACAATTGACATCCCCAGTCTCCCTGAGAATCCCGTGCCGAATGACGAGGCTTACCGGCGAGTATCCGGTCTGTCCAACTCACAACAGACTCAGGGAGGGTAACACAATATGCTCAGTAAAGCACCAGTGACACAAGAAAAAGACGAGGCTGCGGGAAACTCCATTCCGCAGGAAATGCAAGCAGATAAGAAGATTGCAGCAGCCATGCTGACCAATGCTTTCTTGTCAGAGCAAGGAGAGCAGTCGGTTGTTGCGGCCCTTTCCAGCCCTGAGCCTGAGAAAGCGATGGCAATGGTAATTGCTCAGATCATGGAGATGACTTTGACCGAGTCAATGAACACTGACACCCCAATGAGCCCAGAGGTGTGGCTCATGGAAGACGGTGCAATTGACGAAGCTGAGGATGATATTGAGAAAGTAGCCGAGGCCAACGGTATCGCACTTCCTGATGAGTTTATTGAAGGGGTTATTGATAACGTAGCCGCTCTTCTCCAGAAGCGTGGGGAGGAAGGCGCTGCTATGGAACAACAGCCGGGACCGCCCCAAGGCGGACCAGCCCCTATGATGGGAGGTATGCCTGATGGGATGGGGTGATGCGTGGACTGGCCTTAGCCAGCAAGCGTTCGCTGCTACAATGGACACTCTTCAGCAAAGAGAGCAGCGAAAGTACCAAGAGAAACGTGACCAGATTGCACGAAAGGCAGCAGACTCGCAAGAGCGGAGCCGTCGAGAATACGAAGAGAGGATGCTCAACAAGCGCGCTGCGCTGGATGCTCAAGCTCGCAAGGAAGAGCAGCAGTTCCGCATGGGACTCAGTGACAAAGAGTTCAAGCAGCAGTCTATGCGTGAGGCTGCGGCTGCCCAGCGTGAGATGAACGACCCGTACCGCAAGCAAATGATTGCTGAGTCTCAGGCGCGTATTGGTCAAATGAACCAGCCGGCTATGTCTGGGATGGGTGGTGGTTTGGCGCAACCCTCAGTTACATCTGCTCAGATTAGCCGTCTACTCAGCAACCCGCTGGTGAAGAACGCCAAGTCTGCCCAAGAGCAGTACGAAGCAGCTATGAGTATTGACCCGGTAGCCGCTGCCGCCGCGTTCCCCGGAGTTGCGGGGCAACGGCAACAGGCCGCTGGCAATCTCGCGCAGTTCCAGAGCCTGCTTGATAACGCTACCGACCGAGCCAAGTCTTATCTAAACTTCTAATGGAGTACATGTGAACGAGATTGACCGCATCCAACAAGCTATCCAACGTGCTCGTGCTGCCCAAGACCTAGAGGCAGTCGCGGAGCTTGAGGGTTTGCTAGCTCAAGCTCGTACTCAAGCTGCACTACAAGCACCGGCCTTCAATGCCCAGCAAGGTTTCAAGCTGGAGCCGATGGCTCAAGAGGATATCACTCGTAACCGAGAGCGGTACTTCGCTATTCAGGCGAAGGAACGCGCTGACATTGCAGCCTCGGAGCAAGTGGGTCTGACCGACATTGGCCGTAGTGGTCTTTCTGGTACGGTTGAAGCTGCCCCCTCTGGTGTTACTGGTGCTACCCAGCTTGGTGCTGGTGCTTACCTTGGAGAGGCTCGTGACACTGCCCAAGGAATGATCCGTACTGATCCCGGTACTGTTGAAGGGTTGACTCGCACTATCCAAGGTGTGAGCAACCCCTTCAGTACCTTGGTCGGTATGTTCACCCCCGAGAAAGCCCCTGAGCAACTTCAGCAGGCAGGTCAAGCAAACCTCGAAGAAACACTAGCTATCCGCAAGAGGAACGCGGAGGAAATTGAGAAGCTGAAGCAAGCGTACGTCGCCGAAGGTGGTAGTGAGTTTGCTGCCGATGTTGCTGCTGGTGTGGGCGGCTCTTTGACAAGTGTGGCTCCGCTTGCTGGTGCTGCTATTGTTGGCGGTGTTACCCGCAGCCCTGCTGCTGCGATGATCGCCCAGCGGACACTGGCTATTCTTCCGGCTACCCAAGCATACGCTGATTCTTACGCTGAGTACAGGGCCAAGTACCCTGATGCCTCTGAGGCCGATGCTCAGAAGTACGCCATGTCAATGGCGAGTATCGAGTTCGGCGTTGAGTCAATGATCCCCGGAGGGGCTGGTGGTTTGGCCGGGACTGGGCTGAAGCAAGCTACCGGTGCGGTAGCTTCGCGTACTGCTCGCGAGGGTCTTACCGAAGGTGTTACGGAGATTACCTCGCAGGTTGCACAGCGCGAACTTGCTCCTGCCCTTGCTCCGCAAACACCCGAAGAGGCGCTCTACAACGTTGGTCTTGCTACCACGGCAGGCACAGTCTTGGGTGGTCCCATCAACACCGTTGGTGTTGCTACCGAAAGGGCGGGACTCACCCGCGCGCAGCGCGTGGAGCAACAACGTCTAGCCGAGCTAGCCTCTAGGGATGAAACCGGTAAGGTTGCGGAAGGTGCTGCTGTGGTGGCTCAAGCGGAACAAGCTGCATCAGCTCGTGAGCCTTTCCGGGAGATGGAACAGACTGCGCTTAGCTTTCCTGAGCGGGAGCCCACCATCAAAGACATGTTCTCTGGCGAAGAGACACCAGCTCTTGCCCCTGAGCAACGTAACCTCGGGATGACCGAAGACCTCGCTGCTGCTCAGAAAGACTTGGACTCTATCGTCACCCGTGATCGGGAGATTCGTGACCAGATTGCTGAGATCGAGTCCAAGCCTGCTGGTGACAGCGGTAAGCTCTCTCGCTCTCAGCGTACCCGTATCAAGACGCTCCGCGAGCAAGCTAACAATCTCGGCATCCAAGCCGAAGTGGCCCGCGCTCGTGTACTTGAAGCTCGTGCTGCTCCCGAGGCTGCTATCCCCAGCAGTCTGACTCCCGAAGAAGCTCGGACGGCTTACCTTCGCGAGATGCAGTCTCGTCAGTTCGATCAGGTGGAGCGTGAGCGTCTTGGCGAGATGGGTGGTCTTGGTGCTGCGGAAACGGGTGCTGTGTTCCAGCCTACCAAACCACGCATCCGCGTGGAGCCGGAGCCTGTGCAAGAAAGTCTTCCGCTTCCCAAGCCCCGTATCCGGGTTGGTGAAGACCTGACTCAGCAGCCGGTCCCGAACGAGGTGTCCCGCCGTAATTGGCAAGAAGGGCCGACGATGGAGATGGACCTCCGTGTGCCGGAGGTTCCTGTCACAGAAGCCCCTGTAAGCCCTGTACAGGGCACTCTCGACCTTCCCGCACCTACTCCCTTGCCAACTACCCGCGCCTCGCGCGTGGAGGCTCCTACCCAGCCTCCGGCTGCTCCCATTGTCCGAGAAGATGTCATCGACCTTGAGACAGGACGAGTTACGGGCGAGCAGACTGCGGAGGTTGGTGTTCCGGTCAACGACACCCAACGCCGCCAGCTTGAAGACTTCTTTACCAACGTCAAGGCCAACCGCTCGGTCAACCTTCCGTCTGACCAGCAAGCGGCGTTCGCTCGTATCATGAACGTCCAAGTTCCTCCGGAACAGCGTAAGGCTACTCCCCTTCGTCAAGCTCTCTCCCGTGCTCGCACGGCGTGGGATGCCTTGGCTGGTGTGAAGGCTGCTGTGCGTATGGGTGCTGATCCGAAGATTGAGCGGTACGACCGCTTGATTGATTCACTCACCACCGAGGACATGAAAAACGTTGGGTTCACTCTTCTCCAACCGGAGACGGAGGCTCGTACTCCGTTCCAGCGGGCATTGAAAGATGACCCGAAGGAACTCCAGACCAAAGGTAGTCACGAGGTTGACCCGGCTACGGGTCGGGATGAAGTCACCATTGTGGGTGATGGCTACGCTCGTCGAGATGGTACGGCTACGGTCGAGACTACTCTTCACGAGATTGTCCACGCCAAGGGTGCTGCTGCTATTCGGGCTGTACAAGAGGGTCGTGAGACTGATCCGGCTATTGTCCAAGCAGTTCGTGATCTTGAAGCAGTACGTACTACGCTCAAGGACAGCATCCCCAAGAGTGGCTTGACTGCGGATGAGAAGTCTGCGGTGAGCTATGCGGTGTCTAACACCGATGAGTTCGTTACCGGGGTGATGACCAACCCCCTTGTCCAGAGTGCCTTGAAGAAGGAGAACCTTTGGGACAAGGTGCGGAACATCATCCGTGCTCTATTGCGCATCCCTCGCAGCCAGAAGTCCCTTCTGGATGAAGTGCTCGATGCGTCGTACTCCCTTGTGGATGCGATCAACAAGCGGGATGCGGGGACTAGAAGGGAGGTGACTACGCCGGATACGGGTGCTCGTAGGGCTACGGTACAAACCACCCGCGCTTCGCGCGTGAACGAGGCCCGTGAACAGTCCGTCGGCAAACCCACTAAACTCCGCCCTATGCCTCGTACCGATATCGGTCGCAGGCTGGACCGTGTTGGTCGCTTCCTTCACGACTGGTTGTCAGCCAACAAGCGCGGTACGGATGAAACCACCGAGGCTTTCTCTAAGGCCCAAGGAGCTATTCAACGCGCTCACGCAGAACTCCAGCCTGTTGGTTTGAAACTGGATCGTCTGCTATCTGGCATCTCTCGTCGTAGGTCTGATGCCAAGGCTGAACTAGCAACCAAGTACCTTAGCACTAACGACGCCAAGGAAAAGGCAAGCATTGCCGAGAAGCTGAAGTATCCTGAGCTTGTTCAGACGCTTGATCGTGCTCGCGCCATCATGGATCGCGTGTCCACTGATGTGGGCCGAGAGATTGTCAAAGCCTACGAAGGCCGTACTATGCCGGAGAGTGTGACCAATCTTCTCCAGACCATCAAGAAGAACTTGGGACAGTACACTGCCCGAGTCTACTTGGCGGACATCGAGGACGGATACGCTTCCCGGTTGTGGGAGTCTTACAAGAAGGGTGACCCTGCTGCACGAGAGCAACTCCAACCGCTTGTTAATAAGGTGGATGGACAGCTTAACAAATTAGCCTCGTGGATTCAAGGGGCGAAGGATGAAGCTGCTTTGCTGTCTGATGACCGTGTTGATTTCAATGCTACGGACACGATCCTTGGAAAGGAGATTCGTAACCGCTACAGCAACTTCCTCGGCAACCCCGGTAACAAACCGTTGAAGGAATTGTTCAAGGAACTGGAGGCGTTCTCGTCCAGCGTCGAGAAGAGCGATCTGGCTAACGAGCGTGACCGCGCAGTACAGAAGTTGATCGGTGTGTTCGATGATGCTGCTCAGGGTGATGCTCTGGTGCAGTACGCCCGTGCCATGCGTTCTGATGAGAAGGCGACCCTTCGTAGGCAGAATGTTCCGCCTGAGCTTCGTAAGGCTTGGGGTGAGATCGTTGATCCGATCTTGCTGTTCAACGTGACCACGGCTCGTGCTGTGGCTGCGATGGCTAACCTTCGTTCCAGCAACTATCTTATGGACAACGCTCCCAATCTGTTCTCGACACGAGAGGAACCGGAGACCAACAAGATGGCGCGTATCCCGAACAACCCTTCGGTGTACGGTAAGATGGCTGGGATGTACACGATCCCTGCTGTTCACGATGCAGTGGTTGCACAGACTGCTATGCTGGGTGCCAAGGGTGTCGGTAACGATGTGACTGGTTGGTTGTCGGATGGGTTCCAGAAGGCGTTGCAAGGAGCTAGGACTGTCACTCGTTGGACGAAGCTGACCCAGATCGTTACCAACGTGTTCAACGGGACTATCCTTAACTCGTTGAACTTGGTGTACATGCCGCTTATCAACGGCAACATCAGTCCGGCTAGACTGAAGGACGCGTTCCTTGCCGCTCAGTCACTTGTAGCTACGGCATACCGCACTGGCGATCCGCACCCTCGTGCTCTTGAGTTGCTTGATGAGGGTGTTATTGACCCGGTTCAGTTGTCAACGGACGAGGAAGTTCGTGCCCGTACCCGAGAGGCTAGGCTGATTGAACAAGGTGCGGGAGCTACTCGTACTGCTGCTCGTCAAGTGTTGGATGCTGGGTTTACCAACCCGCTCAACACTCTGAAAGAGGTTGTCAACTTTTTTGAGTTGTTGCCGAAAGCGTGGAACTACTACAACGCCAAGGATGAGTTCCGGGCTGCGTTCCCTGACCTGAGTGAAGCTGAGATTCGCAATCTTGCGGCTGAGCAAACCAACCAGATGAACCCGACCTACGCTCGTACCCGCATGGCAGTACAAGCCACTGAGACAACGATGGTGTCGTACACTGCCAACTACATGGAGCAGATTGCTACCAACACGGCAATGGCAATCAAGGTTGGGTATACGCAAGCAGCCAACGGTATCCGTACTGGGAACAAGCAGCTTGCTTATATGGGTATCAAGAAGCTCATGGGTGTGAGCGGTGCAATGGGTGCATCGTACATGTTACCTTCAATAGTCGGTGCTGCTTTGGGAGTCGTTGAAGATGACGAAGACCAAATCATTGCAGAGAATCTTCCGTTCTTTGAAAACGGCATGCAGCCTGTAATTGTAGGTGTTGACGGTGATCGCGTGGTGTTCATGGATGCTGGTCGTGCTAACCCCGGTGACACGGTGCATGCTCCGCTTCGTGCTTTCATCTCGGCTATCGCTAACATTGAAGACGGGAACACAGAAGAGGCAGCCCGTGATCTTGAGGGCGGTGTCAACAACCTGAAGGGTCAGTTCTTCGGGGGATCCATGCTTGGGACTATCGCGCTCTCTTTCCTACAAGACCGTCGTACAGGACAGCAGCTTGAACGTGGTCTCCCAGAAGTCTACACGTGGCTTGCTGAGAATGCACCAGCCCCGGCTGCTACTACCAACATCGCCAACGCAGCCTACTCCGCGCTTGTGCCTGCACAGGCCAAGGGTGTGGCTGAGTCGTATACTCGCCGTCAGAAGCAAGGCGACGAGTTCAACTGGGATACGCGAGAAGTTCTCACGGCTCTCCGTGCTCCGGTACGCGATGCCTCTATGATTGACTCGGTTAGCACAAGCGCAAGAACCTTCCAAGAAGCGCGCCGCTCTCCGAGTAGCGATCTTCGTCAGGTGATTCTTGCACCGGGTGACATCAGCGATGAGCGGTTTAATCAGTTGGTTGATGACTTAATCGAGTCCCAGCAAGAGCCGTACAACGAGATGCTCCGTTCACTTGAAGGTATCCGCGCTCTTGGTCGTAAGCAGAACTTGTCATCTTCCGAGACGGATAAGATGTTGCGAGAGGGGCTGAAGGCAGGGAACATTGCTGCAAGGGACATGGACGCTATCCTCCGAGGAGAGCCGTTTAAACCCAAGCAACTGAGCGACACGTTCCTTGAAGACGCTATTGCTAACCGAGTCCGTTCCGAACAAGTCCGACAAGAGCGTGCAAGGTTGCAGACGTTGTACGAAAGCCGGGTCGAGCGAGTCAAAGAGATCATGGATGACCGCATCAAGAACTACAACCAGTAGAGGAGGTAACTAAGTAAATGGCTATCGGTCAACAAGTGACGAAGCCGGGAATGGGATCGGGGGCTCCGGCCCCCCTTCCCTCCGGTGGTATTCAAGGAACGAACACGAGCTACGTTCAACCCGGTTCTCAGTTCTCACAACAGAGCATCCAACGTAGTGCTCAACAACGAGTTCCGTTCCAAGGTCAGTTCAACGGCAACCCTCGTGGTGCGAATAACATGGGTAGGCGGAACAACAACCCCTTCGGGTTCCAAGGTCAGGGTATGGCTCCCGCTTGGTCCCAGCAAAATAACCTTGGGCGTTATCGTCCCCCGACGATGAATGGTATGGGGGGTTACAACTCGAACCAATGGAATGACATGGGTGGGATGGATTACAACCTACCGGGCTCCTACGGTAGCCCGCTGGGTCAAGGTCAGTTCGCACCTATGCCTCGTCAGTTCCAACAGTTCATGATGGGTGGTATGGGTGGTGGGTTTGGTGGGGTGGGTCTGGACCGTATGCGCCAGCAGCAGATAGCTGACTTTGGTATGGGAACGCCCATCGGTCACCTCGGTGACTTCGGTGACGCGGGTGGTCGGTTCAGGGACTACTACAACGGAATGGCTAACGACTTCTATGGTAGTCAGCAGCCGAGGTACGGTGGTGGTGGCAGCTATGAGGACTATCGTAACAATTGGCAAGGCAGTAACAGATTCGCAAATGGACAGTTTGGCACGATGCAAGTTATCCCCGGTGAGGACATCCCGCTCTCAGAGGAGGAATGGAGAGCGAGCCAAGGTGGCGGAACACCCGCCGGCAAAGACGGCCGCCCCCTGATGGAACAACCCCAGCCTGCGCCTACTTGGGATAGTCCTTTCAATAGGTCGTACAACATGGCTGCCCTTCGTCAAATGATGGGTGGTGGTTGAGACATGTTGTTCCCCGCTTCGCTTAAGTAAACACCTAAACTAAAGGAGAGAAACAAGGATGTCCAATTACGATCAAATCTTCCCGGAGCCGGCACGAGGGACTCGCCCTGTCCCCATCTTGCTGGTCGATCCGGCAACTGGTGAGGCTTACGCAGCAGGCGGCGGCGGGGGTGGGGGTGGAGACGCTTCTGCTGCTAACCAAGTCACGGGTAACAACACTCTTGCAACAATCAACACCAAGACTCCAGCATTGGGTCAGACTACAGCGTCTGGTTCTTCTCCGGTGGTCATCGCCTCGGATCAGTCAGTTATTCCAGTCAATCAGGCGGGTGTGTCGGCCAGCGGACCTATCACTGCCCTCAACGGAGCCGTACCTCTTGCTCTTAACGGAGCAACAGGTTTTGCTGTGGACTTGCGTGGTACGTTCACTGCCACGGTCACGTTCCAAGGCACGATTAACGGGACGGATTGGTTTACGGTAGCGGTCCTTCCGGCAGGTGGTAGCGTCAATGTCGCTTCTGTGACGACTGCTACCGCCGCTGGTGCTTGGGTTGGGCATGCATCCGGGTTCGCTCAAATACGCGCTATTGCTACGGCGTTCACCTCGGGTACGATCAACGTAACCGTCCGCGCTATGCAAGCTACGGGTATTGTGGCGATGATCCCCACAGGTGCTACAACTCAAGCAGTCTCGGGTACAGTCACTGCTAACATCGGCACGGGTTCTCTTGCTGCTGGTACTAACGTCATCGGCGATGTGGGTATCCAGTACCGAGGTAACGCTACGGGTGCCGGTTCAGGCACTAATTTTGTAGCCGCTGGCTCCACTAATGCCGCTGTGCTCAAAGCTTCAGCGGGTCGTCTCCTTGGGTTTGTGTTGACCAACAACGCGACAGCAGTTCGATACGTCAAGTTCCACAACAGCGCCACTACTCCTACCGCTGGTACGGGTGTGGTTCAAACCTATGGTATTCCTCCCAACGGAGGTACTATCACACTGTCTGTGCCGGGCGGTATTGGTTTCGGTACAGGTATTGCTTACACAACCGTTACCGGCGCAGCAGCCGCTGACGCTACAGCCGTAACCGCAAACGATATTGTTGGCACCTTTCACTGGGCTTAATAAGGAGATACACACACATGGCTACCAAGACTGTTGATATGTTGCTCGAAGTTCGTGACGTTGAGGGCGTTGTGAATGTTACCCACCCGGCTATTGGTTTTACCGAAGACGAGGGTGTTACTGTTGTCATCCCCATCGGCTACATTCCCCCGCTCGAAGAGTCCCCTATCGCTGATCTTCGCATGATGCTGATTCCCCAAGCACAGCCGGTATTCCCGACCGCCTTGATCTCTCGTGTCAACGATCCCGAAGCTGGTACTAGCACCCTGACCTTCTCTTTCGAGTAAGCTCTCGGTAAAAGGAGGGTGCGATAAAGATGGAAAGATACCCAATACCCTCCAACATGGAGGGACAAGGAGTACGTAACCCGTACTCGCGACTGAACACAATGTTCAATCCGAGGTTGCTTGCTTCGGATGCAATGATGGCAGCACTTCCCGGCCCCGCTGGAGCGATAGATCGGTTCACCGGAAACCGGATCAGGAACTTCGCTGACAGGATGACTGGCGGAACAGCGGCTCGTAACCAACGCGAGTACGATGCGTACATGCGCCAGATGATGAGGAACGATCCCGGTAACGAGCGTAACAGCTTTGGTAGTCGGCTTCGTAACTGGTTTAGCCAGACGTTCGGTGGGGGAGGTGACGGTTCTACTGGAGCACCTCCTGCGCCACAGTTCACTCCATATCAAGCACCCGCTAACCAAGGGCTCTCAGGCCCTCAGTGGGGGACGGGTGGCCCTGCCCCTATGCTCGGGTTCCAGCAATTCATGGGGCCTAGTATGGCACCACCTCCTTTGTACGGAACTGGACAAGGAATGTTCAGGGCGTCACCGGCACCTCTTTACGGCACAGGTCAGGGGATGATGAGAGCGCCTAGTACGGGTGAAGGTGGGGGCGGTGGTTCCTCCGGTGGAGGTGGAGCTTCGAGCGGAGGCGGGGCACTAAGCCCCGGAGGAAGGCTCTTGTCCCACGGAATAGCTACCCGTATCAGGTAGTGTACAAACAAACAAACACAGGGGAGTGTAGATACAAATGGATTTGTCACCAACGTTGGTAGAAGGAATTATCCTGTTCGCACTAGCTGGCTTGTGCTTTTGGCTGTGGTGGCTGAAGGGACGATTCGAGGAGATCAAGGATCAAATGCACGAGCTAGAGAAGAAACTCATTGCCGAGTACGCCTCCAAGGCAGACTTGAAGGAGGTCGTGAGAGAATCGCTAAGCCCTTTGAAAGAAGCTATCTCAGAACTAAAGGGGGACTTGAAGGCGACAATCGCAGCCATTGACGGGTATAAACGATGGGGTCCGCCTGAATGATTCCACCCACCCTTCCAAACAAGTACGTGATGCTGGGGGCTGGGTTGATCCTAGCCTTCGGCTTTACCTTCTCGTACGGATATTACAAAGGGGGTGAGCAAGCGGAGGAGAGATTTAACGAAAGGCTCCTAGAAGCCAACGAGAAGCTCCTAGAGAGCGAGAAGGCTCTGGCAAGGGTAGCGTCAAGGAAAGCGTCGGAAGACGCTCAGAAGCTCTCTCAGGGGCGTTTAGAGGCATCAGAGATACGGAGGCAGTATGAGGATGCAAAACCTCACGAGGTTGACCCTGTTGCTTGTGTTAGTGATGACCAGCGCCGGGTGCTCGAAGCTCTGGCGCGATCCACCCAGTAACCCATCCCGCATGTGTGACTACGTATCGGAGCTAGCACTTGAGCCCTGTGACTCTCTTGTGTTGGATGAGACTCTTCCGGTAGGTACAGCTATGATGGTGTGGGGGTTGCAGTACAAAGAATGTAAGCTCAAGCACGAGATACTAAGATCGTGTATAGAAGCCGACAAACCGAAGTGACGGAAACGAAAAAGGGGCCGAGCTAGTTGGGAGATTTTACTCTTCCCTTCCAGCCGGCCCCTTTATTTTGGGTTGCGTATTTTACTTAATTCACCGTCCTGAGATTACGAGCAGTCTTCTCGTATTCCTTTTCGGACATAGCGTTAAGACACTCTTCAATACCTCGCCACTCGAAGGAGTCTTGGACCATAACCAAGTACCGATACTCGTCCGGCTTAGCCGGGTTAGAAGACATACGTACTTCCATCCCGACGCAATCCTTGATGTAATCAAACGGGGTAGGAAATGGAGATGGACCCTTGAGCATCAAGACGGTATTACTACCGTGGATTTGGAGCAGTCCCCCGGACTCCTTGGCTACGATCTCCAAGTCTTCGTCGTCATCTACGGGGATGTCGGTTTCATCGGTCATTATCGTCTTCCCCATCCCGGTCGAAATCGAACAACCCATCCTCGTCGGAAGGTTCCTCGTCGTTATCTTCGGTGGTCATCTCACCCCACACAATAGCCTCTTGAGCTAGACGGATGATTTCTTGAAGGGCTTGGTTCAAATCCTCGGGATCGTCGTGGTGTGGGTTACACCGACGTGCAATATCAATGATGTTGTCTAGCTGGTCAAGTGCCATGTACGTACCGTAAGTGTTACAAGTTTGAATGAAATCGTCCATAGTAATCGGTGGTTCAACCTCCGTGTTGGTGTTAGTCGTAGAGCCATCGTACTCCAACAGGAGGGGTGTGTCAATAGTGTCTCCTACCACAACCGAAGGTTGGACGAAGCACAGACCGTACCCACATCTAGCGATGACTTCCGCCATCATCCTTGTGTCTAGCTCCGAGTATCTCCAACAGTGGCCGAGGAAGTCTACGAAGTCCTCATCTTCGATGATTGCTCCTCGGGCACCTACGAACATCCCGATGTTTCCCCAACCACTTCCTTGTCGGAAGCTGTTACCGAACTCCAGCTATGGCAAGAATTGCAAACCATCCTGCGATACCTACGAGTCTTGGTATAACGCCAACCTCGGAACTCGATGTCATCGGAACCGCAGGTGGGGCAGACGACACCGGAGCGCTCCTCTAGGAGCGCGAGGTTGGGGTGGCTCTTGATCCACGGCTTGATGTGAGCGTAGAGCTTCTCTAGGAGAGAGACATCTTGCCGGTTGTACCTCGCCATATGCGCCTGAGCCTTTGGACAACCCGCCTCAACATCGTGCCACAAGTCCATCCCACGGTGGGACACCTTTGCACCTAGACCCAACTGCTGACAGACGTAATCCAATTTTGAACTGGCAAAGCGAAACTGTCGTCGCACAGTACGGTACAGGTCGATATGATGGAACGGGGACGGCGGCGGAATCTTGTGCTGGACGAACTCCTTGTAAAGAGTTGGGATGTCGAACTTGATCCCGTTGTACGTCACGAGAACATCAGCATCATCGAGCAGCTTGTGAATCTTGAGAAGGAACGAGCGGTAGTCTTCCTCGCCCCACTCCGACGTAAACTCCACCCGCTTCGATCCTTGCCACTTCCAAGCGACGCATGTGGTGCGCCCAGCCTTAAGGATTTGATTCGTGGAAACGTTCACACCCCACAAGGACCACACAGCAGCATGATGGGGCAAGGACTCTATATCTAGGTACAGAAGCTTAAGGCTCATAGTTCTCCCAACAAAATCCGTTTGCACGGGGCCGACTGTTCTTAACCATACGGGTAGTCCGCCTTATTCTCCAAGAGGGTTTTCAAAGACTGCAATTCAATCACGACAAGCATTCCCTTCTCGTAGATGAAGCTAGAGGATGAGAGAAACTCGATATCATCTTGTTCAGATAAAACTCTTGCGATGACTGGGACTGGGCAAGAGTCGAGCCACTTTCGCATGCTTTCAACTGTCACTGTAATCCACCCTAGTAGCCTTTCCCAACGGGATACACCGATCTTCCGACCGGAACCAACCAAACATACACACTTACCCCGCTCGGTTCTTGTACCAAAGATAGAACATGTAGAACGGATAGAGCACCGGCCAGAAAGCAATCTCAGCCAACCGAAGCGGGTCGTTGGCATTCTCCTCATCCGACTCAATCCAATAGAAATACACACAAGCAACAATGTACAGGTAAAGAGCGGTCATATGGTTTACTTCCCTTGGTGCTTTGAGAGTTGGTACAGACCAACGACAAGGATGTACGGCCAAGCAAGACACAGCAGAAGATGACCGAAGGAGTAGTCCTCCCGGTTGGTCAGGTAAAGTACTGTGGCTACACACAGCCAGAAGGCAATGGCGAATTGAACTAGATCAAGAAGCATCGGCGGGGGTTTCCTCGGGAAGTAGAACACTCATGGGTACAGGCCACAACTCACGAAGCTTTTGGGTGATACGCTCGGCTACCACACGGACCTCGTATTGGGCGTGGGAATCGAGCCGAAGGCGTAGGAAGTGGACCCAGTTGCGAAGATTACCGCCCATGTAGAAACGGGTGAGGAGGGACTGGGGGAGAACAGAACGAGCAATCTCACGGCATAGTCCGGCTTCAAGGTAGTTCTCGTAAAGACGAAGAGACTGTTCGTGCTGCAAGTAATAAACGTTTTCCGGATCAACGTCCCACCTTGCACTCACGCCATCTGAAAACCACACACTGCCGATTTCCTCATCCGTACTCGCCTGCTTGTTACTCTTGGATTGCTTACGCCACTTGTCTGGTTTCCAGAATCCAATATCCTCTGACGTATACCGTCGGCTGATCTCATTGAACGTAAACGTTCGGTGACGCATGATCTGGGAGCGGATGAACAACGGACACTCGATGAGGAACGTAGCGTGGTTGTATTCAAACGGAGTCATGTGCTGATGATCCGCTAGGTACTTCATCAGCTTGATGTCAGCCTTCTCATCTTCTCCAGTCTTGTCCTCTTTTCCGAACGATGCTCGTGCTGCAGAGACGGGGAGAAGATTAGCATCGGCAACGTGGACAGAGGATGCAATAAACTCTGCGCTCATGGTTGTATGAGCCACAAGCTCAAGGCGACATTCCGAGATTGTTTTGAAGGTTAAGTCAGTCATTGTCAGTCTTTTTCCCAAATCAAGCGGTACTTGCGGATACGTTCAAGGTTATCGTGAGCATCCTTCTCTTTGGAGAGGAGCTTGGCCAGAGCATCACCCACACGCTTACCTGACCAGAAGTGATACCACACACCATCTACCCACACACAATCGAAGTCTTCGGCAAGCATGGCGGGAGTGCCGCTCTCAAGACGACGAAAGATGTGACGGACACCTACGATACGGAACGTGCCGTCTCGCTCCTCCCACCAACTAATGGCCTCCGGCCTGTCGGCCGGGAGAGGCTTCTCTTTCTTCAGTGCCGGAGCACTAGCTGCCGCAGCGCGACGACCAAACAACTTCGCAAACAAACGCCTGATGAAGTCGAACATGGTTAATCATCCCCTCGAATCCAACTATCTGGTACAAAACCTGTGGCGGATACGGTACATTTGATCCCTCGCTTGTTGCACCAGTCGGTGTACGAAGTGCGGGAATCCTTACGCAGCTTGTTATTTCGCATGAAGATAAGCCTGATGTCTTTGTCAGGATGTTGCTCGATAACCAATTCCATCTTACGACGATCAGCCGCAGAGAACTGCCCCTTGTACTCAAGGTACAACTTAGTACCATCCTCGCGAGTAATCACCATGTCCGGTAGGTAGTACGCCTTCCTCTCAGGAACACGGTAAGGGAGCTTCTCTTCCTCGTAGGTGAAGTCTAGGCCACGGGCTTGAAGACCTTTGTAAGCTTTGGCTTCGTAGCCTGATCGAAACTTGGGCTTCCGTTTAAGAGCTGCTGTCAAGAAAACCCCCGAGCTTTTCGTTTGTCAATGCAACGTCTCCGTAGGTGTCCTCGACAAACTTATCGTAAGCTCGCCCTGCCTCTTCAGCAGTCTTGTAGTAGCCTAGATGTACTGGAACACCTTTAACTTTTGTATTAGCAGCCCACAGACCACTCGCCTTGTGAAGGCACACACCCTTGAACCCAGAACTGGCCGAGCGCTTTCGGTTCATGTTGTTCTCAGAACGAGATACGACACGAAGATTCTCTAGGCGGTTGTCAATCGTGTCGCGGTTTATGTGGTCAATGTCTCCACTAGGCCACTCACCATGCACGTAGAACCAAGCTACGCGGTGCGCGAGAACGGGCTTACCACGAATGCTGAGCGCCCAGTACCCCGCGTTGTGAGCTGTACCTGCTATATCACCGGGAGACACGCGTTTAGTTGGAGGCGTTTTCCACCGAAACACTCCCGTCAACGGATCATAATCAAAAAGCTCTCGCACCTCTTCGAGAGTTATGTCTGGAACAACAGGGTGAGTTTTCTTCCGCTTCTTAGGGATGAACGTCATCAATCTCCCCAGCATTGATAGCCATACGATACACCTCGTACTCCGTACGAATACTCTCCGGCATGTGCTTCACCAACCAACGCAATAGCGTTGTAGCCATCTTCAACCGTTGGCTAAGACGACCCACCTCATCGGTTAGCTCGGTGATCTTAGCCTCGGCTCGCTTGTTCCCCTTGGTCTTGTCTTGGATACTACGACGCTTAGCTCGATTGAACTTCTCAACGGCAATCGAGAACTTGTCATCGTCGGTTACGTCCTTGTTGTTACGCTTCACTCTTATCGTCCTTTAGTCGATGGGTGTGTACAAAGAAAAACACTTGGTCAGCTTGCAACCGCTCCTTGGCGATCTTCTCACTTGTTCGGATACGGTGAATCAACTCATCAGCTGTGTACTTGCCTTTTGGTATCAGAGCCACTTCCGGGGTCCAAGTGATGGTGGCCGTGTATGCTTGCTCATCTCCGTCTAGCCACCCATACTGCCAGACCTGATCTCCCGGCTTACCGATAGCCATGCTGACGTTTGCCTTGCCTAGATCGGTAATTACTTTTTCAGGAAACTTCTCTTCTTTACCGACACCAACAACAAACCAGTTATTCATTCGTATTCCTCTTCCTCCTCAAAGTACCGAATCAACTCACTCAGATGGTGGTGGGCTTTCTTGATATCACTCAACCCACCCTTCCGCCGATGGCGGGAGAGATACCCGATTACCGTACCAATGTGGTACGACGCATACTCCGCAGGAGTGAACCACGCTCGCATAGCATCCCAAGGCTGGATGGAGAGATCGGAGTAGTGGGTGCCTCCGACTTGGTGCTTCTTTTCCCAAGGAGCCTCTTGCTTGAGCAGCTTGGCGAGGGCTTCGTCGTGACGCTTCTCTACTTCTGGCATAGGTGGTTTGTATACACCGAACCCCTTGCAGTACAGCGCCTCGTCTTCAGTCATATACGGCGGACCCTTAGCAATAATAGCCATATCAACCACCCCCTTCCGCTTTAATCAAATCCGAGAAGAATCTTTCCACGTTTACAATAGCTTCCGGCTGAGCCAACCCCACCGAGATCAACTCAGCAAGGGCATAGGTCGTAGCCGCTTGGAGAACCACGTTCGGGATGTTAAGACCCCATTGGTCGTGGATAGCTGCTAGGTTGAGGTACTCGTCAGGGCTCAGGTAGTCTCGCTTTACCATCCCGATAGGGGTGAGAATCTTGTAGGCGAAGTACCGACCACACTGGAGGATGACTTGGCGATCTGCGTCGGTCATCTCTCGGAACTGTTGTTCAAATCGGGGATCAATGTTCAATCTTTGTTATCTCCTAGCTGGACTGGAATCTCAAATGTTCCGTCCGAAATGTTGTAGGTGTAAACGGTGTACGCTGGGTTGCGAAGAGTACCGCTTGTAAGGAGATCAGAAATCGCAGAGGTGAACTTATCGGCAATTGCCTCCTCTTCCTTACGGCGACCAGTGAAGTACCCGCCTGCAAAGGAGACACCCAACGCAAGCACAGTGAACACTACAACAAACAACTCAATCCACATTGCTTCGCAATAAGACACTATTCAAACTCCCGATGAGCCGAAACCCCCATCACCCCGCTCACCCACTACCGTGGTGAACTCCTTAACCTCCACCACATTAACCTTTGGAACCGGGAGGATGAGTAGCTGGGCGATGCGATCACCGGCCACTAGGTACTGAATACGATCACCGTGGTTCCTGAGAAGCACGCAGACCTCGCCCGTATACCCGCCGTCTACCACCCCAGCACCCACCTCCAGGTGGTTCTTAGATGCCAGCCCAGAGCGGCTACGGATGTATCCGAAGTACCCCTCTGGGATAGAGACTGAGATACCAGTCCCAACTAGAGCAGATTTACCCGGAGCAATCTCCGCATACGGAGAGCCGTTCTTGGGGAAACAGTACAAGTCCAGCCCAGCATCCGCTGGGTTAGCTTTGGTGGGGAGGTTTGCTTCGGGGTGTAGCTTTTTGATTTCTAGGTTAATACTCACTTACACGGTATCCTTTCACTTCATTCCAGATTTCATCGAATCGTCTCTCGATTAGAGAGACAGCAGCCTCTCCAATCCACTTCTCAAGCACAACGGTGTAGGCTGCACCCCAGCTCATTCCTTGCCGGATGTTCTCTTCGGCATCTTCAAACGGATCACGACATGCGCTCATAGGTCGTGTACTCCTCCAAAGTATTCCTTCCAGTCTTTGCCTTCCTGTCGATGGATAAAGAGGAGCTGAGCATTCTCATCCAACGCATCCTTCCATCGACCGGAGAACTCTTTCTTATACAACGCAGCCACTGCCTTCATTACACGCACTGGCTTACGACTACATGACTCAAGCAACCCTTCGGTCTTCTTCGGACCCATGCCCTTCAGACCCGCTACATTGTCAACAGAATCGCCCACACACATCTGATACCAGAAGAACAAGTCAGCATCTCGAAGGGTACGCATCTCAAACGTATCCTTCTGCGGGTTGTATAACCAACCGGGGATTTGCTTCAAATCCTTGTCACCGCTGACCACACATGTAGACTTATCGGGCTTCGCCCACTGGTACATTCCGCAGAAGTCATCCGCCTCCCGGCGCTGGTCTTCAGGCAGGTCTTCGTCTACAACGATGGCACCGTACTTCTTTTGTAGGTACTCACGCATAGCTGTGAAATGTTCGGGTTTGTGTGATGTGCGTGTACCTTTATACGGCCTGATTTTCGCTACCTTGTAACGAAACCCCCCGCTGAAGGTAAGAAAGACATGCTCGCCTTCTCTACGTGGGAACTTGTCAAGGATACTATCCATGATCGTTCGCAAATTAAAGAGACTGTACGCTAGCAAGATATGCTGTGGCTTGCCTTCTTCGTCTCACTCTACTCCGG